GAGCGCCAATCGGAGGATTGGTGCGTTCACCAGTGTGAAAAATTGAGAGATGCTCTCATGTCCCAACCTGATTTTACTCCCGGCGAACTCATTCGCGCTGTTGGGAGCTGGGGGCTTCGCTATAAACCCCTCTCGGAATTGGGTATCCCCACGCCCCCACGGAAAAAAGGTGCAACAGAGAAGGAAATGTTGAATTATGCCCAGAAAACCGGCAGGGGCGGAATCTACCTGGAAAATGAACTATACCAAAACTGGGCCGGGGCATATAATCAGTGGATCAAAGAACATCCCGATCTCGCTGCCGACTATGGCTTAGATTTCCAAGATGAGACATGGCTGCCAGTCAAATGAGAGCCGTACTAAAACTAGAGATTGTCGGAGATAACTATCTCCAACGGAAAAAACTGATTGAAACTGGCAGGGCTCCGTGTCCACATATAAAAGAATGGATTAGGATTCTGCGTTATGGGCGCAAGCAGTTTCGGCCCTGGGTGGCGCGCATCACTGGTTTTCACAATCAATATGGTTTTGTTCGTGAATTCGTGACTGGCATGCGAGACTATACTCACGCAAATTCTATCGGATCACGCGGCATTTATGAGTATTTCGCACTCTCGCCAGGAATTTATGAAGTCAATGAGTGCGTCAAACTTGGCAAAAATCGCCGGTATTTCATTCGCGTTCAGGATGCAACAATTACCGAGATTGATAGAGATGAGGTGCTGCAATGCCTAAGCGAATGCTAGGTATCAGTGTGCTGGAAGCAGCACAACAGCGCATCGCCTGGACATTTGATACTTTCCCCCGCATTTACACCAGTTTCAGCGGTGGGAAAGATTCGACTGTGATGCTGCATCTCGTCATGGACGAGGCGATAAAGAGAAACCGCAAAGTCGGCGTGTTGTACATAGATTTTGAGGCTCAATATAAACACACGATTGATCACATCGTCAAAATGTATGAGCTTTACAAAGATCGCATTGAACCCTACTGGATCGCACTTCCGATCCACCTCAGAAACGCGGTCAGCATGTACCAGCACCATTGGGTTTGCTGGAATCCCGACCGCGAGGCGGATTGGGTGCGCCGTCCACCCGAAATTGCTATCACCGATCAGGGCCACTTCCCATTCTACCGGTATGCAATGGAATTCGAGGAGTTTGTCCCTGCCTTCGGTCACTGGTATGCACAAGACCAGTGGTGCGCCTGTTTTGTTGGCATCCGCACGGCGGAAAGCCTTAACCGCTGGCGCACCATCGCGGGTCACGGCACAAAATTCGAGGGCCGCAATTGGACAAATTATGTCGGCCAAACACTCTGGAATGTTTACCCGATCTACGACTGGACCGCCGAGGATGATTGGCGTTACATCGGCAAGTTTAAGAAGCCCTACAACAAAATCTATGACTTGATGCACAGGGCTGGCTTGTCCGTTCACCAAGCCCGGCTTTGCCAGCCTTATGGCGATGACCAGCGAAAGGGCCTCTGGCTCTTCCACGTTTTGGAGCCGGAAACCTGGGCGCGGGTTGTGGCTCGCGTGAACGGAGCGAATAGCGGTGCGCTGTACGCCCAAGAAACGGGCAATATCCTGGGCAGAATTAAAATTTCCAAGCCCGAGGACCACACCTGGGAAAGCTTCTCCATGCTCTTACTGGAAAGTATGCCGCCCAAAATTCAAGAGCATTACAAAAATAAAATTGCCCTGTTCCTGCATTGGTGGCAGGAACGCGGGTATCCCAATGGCATACCAGACGAAGCTGATCCACAGGACGAAGCGACCAAAAAAGTGCCCAGCTGGCGACGCATCTGCAAGGTGCTTCTGCGAAACGATTATTGGTGTCGGGGCCTCTCATTTGGTATGACGAAGAGTCATGCCTATGAGAAATATCTGAAAATCATGAAAAAACGGAGGCAGCAATGGGGGATTTTCCCATCGGACTAATGGGTCATAGCATTGTTGAGCAGGCACGGCAGTTGTGCGAACAGGTTAACACTCTGCCAGAGGAAGAGAAGATTGCCGTCCTGAATAAGATACGGCTAATGTTGCACGACATCAGCCCGTTCCGCGATGAGCCTGTAGATTGTGTACTCTGGGTTTCAGCAGATACGGTATCGGGCAATGACTACAATCCCAACGTCGTCGCCCCGCCGGAGATGAAGCTGCTCAAACGCAGTATCTTGGAAGACGGCTATACCCAACCCATCGTCACTTGGATGACTGGGGAGGATGGTCGTCGAGAGGTGGTTGACGGTTTCCACCGCAACCGCGTGGGCAAAGAAGACAAGACCATCCGCAAGCGGCTAGGGGGCTATCTGCCCGTCACTACTGTAAATGAGTGGCGAACAGATCGCGGCGACCGGATCGCCGCGACTATTCGCCACAACCGCGCGCGGGGAAAGCACGTGGTTGAGGGGCTGAGTGAGATTGTGATCGAACTCAAGCGCCGTAAATGGTCGGATAAACGCATTGCCCGCGAACTGGGGATGGACCCCGATGAGGTTCTGCGTCTATCCCAGATTAGTGGACTAGCCGAATTGTTTGCCGACCAGGAGTTCTCGGAGGCATGGGAAATTGATCTCTAAAAGTCGGCCAACTCGTCCGAGCCAATGGCCAGGCCACAAAGAAAAAGCCCCTGAGCTTTCGAGCTCAGGGGCTTTTTCTTTTTCGGCGGGGCAGGGACAATCACCCTGGGGGGATGGGGTGAAAGCCCTGCCCCGCACGCGGGGGGAGGGGGTGGGCAACCTGCTTATTGAGGCGGGCCGGCGGGCAGGATGCGGCCGGCCAGGTCACGGGCCACGTCCACCATCCCGCTGGCCGTCACGCCCAACCCTAGCCCATAGACCGCCACGGCCAGCCAACCGGCGAGGTCGGCGGGCGTAGCGATGCTGAGCTGGTAGGCCACGCCGAAGGCAAGGCCCAGGCAAGCGGCGGTCAGGCGCAGAGCCTTGCCACCTACTCCCATCTCCTTGACGAATTGTGTTAATGCCGTGATTAGCAGCACTAACGGAATACCCGATACAACCGCGTCTGAGAAATCCATGATCTTAATCTCCTTTCATTGTGACTTCTGCTTTCCACTCGGCAAGCTCCCGCTTGAGGCAATCGATCTTCTCTAACAGTTGCCTGCGCTCTTTCTCCCATTCCCGCTCCCGTTCCGCTCTGCGCTCAGCTTCGGCATCCAAGCGCCTCACCAAATCCTCAATCGCCATCGACTTGGCTTTGTCCCGCCGGCGCAGATCGGCGTTATCGCGTTCCAGCTCGTCGACCCGCGCCGACAAACGCTTAATCTCCTCCCCGCGCCGGTCTATTACGGCCTCCAGTTCAATTAGAGCTTGTTTGCGCAATGTCGCCACTGCGCCAATGATACCAACGATGAAACCGGTCACGCCGGTAACGACTGCGACGCTGTCCATTATGCCTCCACGATTTGCCAGCTCCCATCCGACAACAGTGCAAACACATCACCGTCCGAGGGGGCTTTCAGCCAGACGACACCATCCTGCTCGACCAGCCCGCCGTCGCCGTGCACTTCCTCCATGAGCACTTCTCCGAAGTCTTGGTGTCCGGCCAGCCAGTCTATTCCCGAACCTGGCGGGGATTCATCCGGCACGGCCTCCCAACGCAAATCGTGCACCCAGAGCACGTACAGCGTGCCGCGATCCCAGAACACAACCGCTCTCTCAAAATCTGCCTCCGCCATACGGCGGGTGTGCGGGGCGAAGTCGGGTGGAGCAGGCAGGATCGGTGGCGACGGTTCTGCTGGCGGGGGCGGCTGTTCATCGCCTGGCGTGGCGTGGATCACCACGAAGACGTTCATCCCGTCCTGTCGCCACCGCCGCGTGAATCGGACGCCCTGGCCGGTACGCTTTTGGAGCACGCGGTCAACGGCGTCCAGGAACTCCTCCAGCTCCTGCTCCGTGTCGGGTGACGCCATTGTGCCGACGCACTCGCCACCACGGGCAAACATCACCTCACCGGCCCGCACCTCGCCCAGGACCGGGTCGTCGCAGATTATCCTCTCCAGTTCCGATGCGTCCATAATACGACACCTCCCAATCCCGCAATCACCAACAATAACGTTGCCGGTTCTGGTACTTCCCCCGGTAGGCCCTCCATTTCTGCCCGCGCTGGCGCCTCATTTACTCCAGATACAGACTGCAAATCTGGCGTCGGTCGCCACGGTGGGGGCAGCGGCGAGACGGGCGAGTCAAAAGCCAACGCCTGGTGTGCGCTGAGGGCCAGAGCCAGGGTGATGATAATTGCGACGAGCAACAGAATTACAAGTTGTTTCATCGTTTCCTCTTTCTATACTCGATAGCGCACGAAAGCGCGGGTCTGCGCGTTCGTGATGTTTGCGCTTGTCCAGAACGTGAGTACATCGCCCTGCGCGAAATCCGCGTTCACAGCGGTGTTTACATAGTTAGTCGCCCCTACCAGGGCCACATTCCAAATACTGATGCCATTGGCGTAGATGTGCAAATTGCCGGTATAGGCATTGCATGACAGAGTGACGGCCACAACTGTGCCGTTGAACGGCGCAACGTGACCGATGGTGGCCGATGTAACCACCGTGCCCGTCATTAGCATATAGCCCGCCGCCGGCGCGGATCGCCCCGCCCCAAACCAATCCATGCCCAGTGTCAGTGATTTGTCGCCGCGCGTGCGGTCGAGGCCGTACTGCATCGGGTTCTCGTCGCGGCGGAAAAAGAAGCTGGTCAGCGTTCGTTTCAAATCGGCAGAGATTTGCGCCACGGGCTATCCCTCCATTCTCGCCAACAGCAACGATAACGGCGCATCGCTACCCTCCGGCGTTCCTCTCAGCTCGCCGGTCTGCGCATTGTATTCCGTTTCCGTGAGCACGAAGCCGCGCAACTGGTCAAGCGGTGTAGACAGGCTGGCCGCGTCGGGCACCAGGTCACGGATGAGCACCATCATTCCGGCCTGGATTGCCAAGATAGAACGTGCCGCACCACCCGCGTCTTGGCAGAGCGTGTCGGCCAGGGAGACGATGAAGTCCGGCGTCTCCGGTCGTTGCCACACTCGCAAGCGGGGCAGCGTCCACACCGGCCCGCGCCGTGTCCCCGTCTCTACACCCACGTACCAGATGTTTTGTGAGTTATCACCCAGGGAGACGATGTGTTGGATGTAGTCTTGTACTGGCCCGGCGTTATCCTCGTACTGCGTGATGTTCAAGTTCGTGCCCCCGATTAGCGACACATCGTTTGGGTCAAGGAATTCAACGTAGCTCGTCCCGTAAGCTGGGGCGATGGTGGTGTCTACAATATCCTCCAAAATCGCCTGTACCGTCGCCGTCGTGGTTACAAGCCGCTGGTAGAGCCGGTAGCGCAGCGTAGCCCAGTAGCCCAGCGCTGAAACGGACAACCTCATCCCCGCCTGGTTGACAGGGATACCAATGGTTGCGCCGACTACTGGCGTGGCGTGTACGCTGGCGAACGTGTCCCGCACGTTCATAGCCATTGCCGCCGTCAGGCCGCCTGGGGATAAGACGTGCTCTTTGATGCCATAGATGGTTTGGCTGTCCACATCGTTGGCCCAGGCGGTCAGCGAATAGCGGTTGTTTGCCAACAGGTCAGAGTATTCGACGGCCACACGGTTGTGAACATCGCCCAGGGAGCGAGTGAGGCCCGTGCCACCGAAGCTCAACCTCACATTCCACAGCAGCCCATCCCACACGCACTCCTCGCCCTCCTCATTGGCCCAAACGATAAGGCGGCAGCCCAGTCGCTCCTCGAACCAATGAAACATCTCCACGATGTCCTCGCCGACTTCCGCGCTCCACTGGCGGTAGAGGCCAGGAACGGCGGTAGAGAAGCGGTCGTTGTGGAGGAGGGGGGTCAGGTCGGCGAGTTTGTCAGTTCCGGGCAGGCGATCATAGAGTATGGTTTGCATGATTCACAGCCACCGTGGAGTGTATTCACATTCGACGCGGGCGACGTGATCAACGTCGTGGAGTGGGGCGTAATCGCCGCCGCCGAGATCGTGAAGTGTAGCCCAGGCCCATACCAGGCGATTGCATCTCTCGGGCCGCACACGAATGCCCTGGCCTAGAAACGGCATATTGAAACTCATATCATCGGTCAGGTTCAGTCGCTTGACGTAAAGATTGCGACCAGTACAAAGAACCAATTGCTCTACATCGGCCACCGCCGCGAGAACCCTAGTTTCAGGCCCACCAACGATAAACAGGCCCTCGCGAGCGGGAATGAATATCAGGGTGTCAAATTCATAAGTGAGCGCGGCATTGCCAGATATATCCCACCACGTCCGCCAACGCCAACTTACACCGTCTGGAATTAATCCAATAGGAAAGCTTACCCGTCCAGCCCCCGACAAAAACTCCCACAAATTTACGGCGGGGTGTAAGGGTAAATTAATCGTAGGGCTTGTGGCTTCGCCATCCCACCACAAATGAAGTGTTAATGACGGTAGAAAAACGTTGGTCTGCCGGGCCGTAGCAATAGGTATCCACGTACCGCACATTCCGCGCGGCACGTTATACCAGAAGAAGGCAGGCAATACTGGCACAAACGGGGACTGAATTAATCCTTCGGAACGCTCATTGTTACGCGCCATGCCTCCCCAGGCCATTTCAATATCGCCCCATGCTTCTTCGGGATAACCTTGTGACGTTAGACCAACGTGGATATTCGTCCAGCCTTGTAGCGCCACTCTGGTGGCGTCTATATGCACCTCGAATGAGAGCTTCGTATCTGCCGGTACATCCCCTGGCACATCCTCCACATCAAACAGGTTGCTGTGACTGCCATAACCGGTCACGCCTGCCGTGTGTTCTGTTATCCCATCATCGTAATGGTTGTAGACGCCCCACCATGAGCACCAGCCAATGGGATAGCTTTCGCCAGCGAGCAGGTTGGCGGCCTCAGTGAGATAGACTTTATCCACATCGTAATAAACGGCCACCGCCGCGCGATCAGGGCCGGTCACATAGATGTAAACCCGAATTGCAGTACAGCCGGCCGGCGTAGTGAACGTGAATCCATTGCGCTCCCATTCGCCAGCAGGCCCTGTCCAGGTCGCCGTATCTGCGATCCAGGCTGCGCCGGTCACGTCCCACACCTGCATAGTCACCGTCTGCCCGAGTATCCCTGCCGGCACGCGCACCTGGGCATGGACGTGGTAATCTGTGTTCGCCGTGACCGCGATGTCGTCGGTGTAGATTCCGCCTGCAACTCCGGTATGCCCACCCCGCAGCCACACCTCTTGATAGCGAATTCCCTGGGGTGAGGCCACGGGGTAGGTTGGAGAAGCATCGGAGTAGTAGATAGCCGGTTCTGTCCAACTGCCCGCTATCACATTCCAGTTATCGCCCAGGCTCATTGTCGGGCCAGCGCCGCCCAGGGCAGCGTCGGCAATATTGTCAGTATAGGCCACTGTCGTGTTATCAGGAATTGTGATGAGATGATACCACGGCCCGGCCACGGCGGCCCCAGCCACACAGCGATAGATTTTCCGTGCAATCGTTCCCGCTGGTCCAATGGGGATAGCCGCCAAATCGACCTGTTGATTGACTGGGGCAACGACGTTAGAAACGGTGCCCAGGATCGTTTGCCGCCCGTACTGGTCAACGAAAGTCGTTTTGTAGGAATATTGGCCGTTGAGTATGCCCGCTCCGCCCAGGCCAGCATTACAAGCCCCCGGCGGCGTGTCGGGGTTCGGGCCGTACTCGAAGCTCGGATTGCGCACATGGTTACAGAGGTGCTCTGTGCGGCCATAGCGGAACGGCTCGCGGGTCATGGTCAGTTCGGCCTCGATGAATCCCTGCATGGCCGGAGATTCTGACCATGCGCCAGTTATCTCTAACCGCCCGTCCATGATGCGAGATTTGAGCAAAAAGCCCTTCTCATCGCTCCATAGTTCCAGGCAGGGGTTGGCCTGCTGTAAGTTGGCAGGCAATTCAGCCCAAGCGCGGCCCAACTCCAGCGCAGCGTCAATCCGTGAACGGACTTCCTCAATTGACTCATCCGCCGTCTTACCGTGGTAGTACCAGCATGGCCGGCAGGTGGCCACGCCGTTGTTGTAGCGGCTGGCCGTCAGGTCTTGGCCGTCCCGGAACAGGTTGCCGCCAGCCCACTGCTGTCGCTTCGTGGCCGGGGGGATGCGCAAATTGAGGCGTGACTGATCAAACGGGAAGTCCATGAAATCGACCAACGTCGTCGCCGTGCCGTCGGGGTCCACCCGCACCAAGCGGGCCATACTCAAAGCCATGCGTTAGCTCCTGTCTCCATCTTCGCAAGGTTGAATAACATATCCCAGCAGCAATTGCCTTTGCGCTCGTTTCTGCTCTCGTAATTGCTTCACCCGCTCCGCTTTGCCCTGATCTATAAGGCCAGGGCTGAAGATCATTCCTGTTGGGTCGTCACGACAATCCCACACGCCACCCAGCTCAACCTCCCCTGTCTTGGAATCGATCCTGACCTCCAGGGCCACGCCCAGGGGGTGGAGAAACTGACGATTAAGCTCCTGCAGAAACCCAAAGTCACGGAATTCCGCAATTGACATGTGTTTCATCTTAGCCCCCATAATCGAAATCCAGCCGCGATTTCCTGCCCATTTCACGGGCCACCAAGCCCACCAGGGCGTGGGCATCAGCCGCCGACTGCACAGATGCAGTCAGATTCAGCCGGCGGTTGTCGTTGTAGGTCTGCGAGCGCTGGTAGTAGACGGGGGAGGCGGGGGGCGTGATCCGCTCGCCACCATGCACCATGACGATGCGCGGTGCGCCCAGGGGTCCGGGCACGCGCCCTCCGACCTGATAGCCCTCCGGCAGATGCACGCCTGGCATGGACAATCCGGGAGGACCACCCAGCGAACCCATGATTTGGTTGTAGCGATTTGCGAACTCCTCAGATTGGGCCAGGATCGCCGCAAAGTGGTCGGCGTGTTCTTTGCGGATCGCCTCAAGGTGCTCTATCAATTCGCGATGCTCTTCGGCCCGCTGCTCCACCAATTCCGCTCGCTGGCGTTTGTAGTTCTCCGCACGTTGTTGTTGCTGGCGCTTGAAGTCAGCCTCGCGGTCGGCCTGCTGTTGACGGAACGCCTCGATCATCTGTTGGCGCTGGATCGCGTAGGCTTCTGCCGCCTGCGCCTGTTGCGCGGCAAATTGCTCTTGTGCCCGTGCCTGCTGGATTCTGAACGTCTCCTCAAAGACGCTCAGCTTCTCCTGCTGTTGGGCTTTCAGTTCGTCAAGTTCGTCAGACTGCGTTTCCTTGAGCTTCGCCTGTTCCTGTTTGCGCTTATCCGCCGCCAGTTTCAGACTTTCCTTGTCGCCGCCTTTTTGCAGGCGAAGCTGGATGTCGTCCCATTTCTCGTCCAGCGCCTTGCGCGCATCTGCCTGGCGCTTGAGTAGGTCGAGCTCCTCTTTGGCGAAGTCCTTGATCATCTTTTCCCGCTCACGGAGGTGATCGGCCTCCGCTTGCGCCTGCTGGCGGTTGAACTGCGCGGCGGCCTGCGCCTGTGAGCGATTGAATTGCGCCTCTGCCCGCGCCAGGTTCTGTTGGTGTTGGCGCGTGGCCCGTTCAACGGCAAGCTGATAATTCGCCAGGGCCTGTTGTGAGGAACGGGCAAATGAAGCGTCCAGTTTGGCGATGGCGTTGTCGGCCCGTTCCATAGCCGTCTCATAGCTGGACAATGCCTTTGTTGCATCTTTGTAACCCTTCTCTACATCTTTCGCTGAATAAGACAGCTTTTCGTTTGCCGTTGCCATCGCCGTGGCCGCTTGTGCCTGGCGAGCCATCCAGATACCGGCGTCACCAGAAGCGGCAGCCCCCGCAGCCTCGGCCAGGCGTTCGTATTCGCCACGTTGTAGGGCCAGTTGGTGGGTCAGCTCTGCGCAGAAACCTGTGATGGATTGAGTCGCATCGCCCGTTTCCCATAACGCTTTGTAGAACCGCTTATCGGCCTCCCAAACTGCGCCCAGCATGGGCAGAATGTCTTGTAGCCACGATTTCTGCCCCTCAGCGAATTTCGTTTGCAGGGGTATGAGTGTCTCGCCCAGGAGCGCCGCGTTACGCTCGTTGAGCCGCGCTAATTCACCCTGCGCCCCGGCCAGCGTATTCGTGCTTTCAGCGGCCCGGCCTTGTAGCTCATTGGATTGCTCTAAGAACATCGCGTAGCGCACTTGCGCTTTTTCCACATCAGACATAGCGGCCCAGGCTTTTTCGTAGCCCTCGGCCTGCGCATACGCAGCCACGGCATTTTCATTTAGGGTCAAACCCAGATATTCGGCACTTTCGGCCTCCCCGCGCATGGCCGCCGCCACGCGCTCTATGCCGGAGGAGAGGTCTACCTTGCCCGCCGATAGGTCGCCGGTGCGCCGCAGCAGGGTTTCCATTTGCTCTTCGGTGAACCCCAGGCGCTTAGTCATGTCTACCAGGCGTGCGGATGCGTCGGCCACATCGCGGTCGGTAAACACGCGCAGGCTATCGCTGACTTCTCGGACGCGCTTATTCCAGCTTTCAGTTGTGCCTACCGCCGAACCGAACTCGCGATTAGCCGCCCCCACCGCTGCCTCTAGATTGAACATGGCGCGTTGGGTCTCTTTGGCCGTCTCCATCGCCGACTGCAAGGCATTAACCAGCATCGCCGTCGCAGAGGTGAGGCCGGCCATGGCCAATGCAGAGCGGGCCGCCGATGCCGCCTTACTGGTCAGCGCCGCGCCGAACTTGCGCGATTGCTGGTCAGCCGCCGCCGCTTTTTTGGCGAACTTGTCCGTATTCTTTTCGGCTCTGTCTATGGCTTGATTAAATCTCTCTACAGCCGCCGAAAATTTGTCATAAGCGACAAGCTCAAGTCCGCTTTGCTCCATCCACAGCTTCCTTTGTCAACACAGCGTCAATCCGCCGCGATAGGCGATGGTGTTCTACCATCCATGCTTGCTCCCACGGTTCGGTGTCGTAAAACTGACGTGGCGTCAATCCCCACGCCCGCGCCGCTTCCATTTCTGCGAATCGCTGCGAGTAGGTAATGTTCCCACTAGGCAGGGGAACGTCGTCAATTGCCTTGCCCTTGTAACGAACGTCGAAACAAGCCTCGGACTGATGCCCGTTCCTCCTCGGTCGGCTCATTCAACACGGTCATTGCCACATCGAATAGCGCACGGTCGGCGTCGCAACCGAAGATGGCACGGCGGACGTAAGCCACCTTGCGGCCCACGCCATCGGTGGGGATTTGCACGTTCAGGCCCAGCTTCGCCCATTCCTCAATTTGCGTTTCACTGGGCCAGTCATCGGGCACGTCCACTTCCCGAAAGGCGTAGTAAAGTTGGGCGCGGTTGTAGAGCCGCGCTCGTTCCGCAAGCGCCTTGTCGCGGGCCAGTACATACGCGGGATCATCGGGATCGGGGATGGTCAGGTCAACGCCAGGCGGGGTGTTTTCGGCTGGCCGCTGCGGAACTTCGGGCAGCGGCACAGCCGACAAAACATCTTCAAGCAGGTAGGCGGGCACGGCGCAGACAGTCCATGTGCCCGTGGAAAGGACCAACTCTATCTTTCGCATTGTTCCCCCCTTACTCTTTTACAGAACTTTGACGATGGTGCCAACGGTGGCGGTGGTCAGTGTGGCGGCCATCAGGTTCGCATCGCCGTCGCACATTTTCACCCAGCGCGTGGCAGTCGAAGCCGGAGTGTCCACACAATCCCAGGTGTAGCCCCCGTCTACCGTCTGCCAGAACTGACCGGCCCCGGCGTTCGTGGTGATGCCCAGCCAGCCCACATTGCCGGTTGGATCGAAAACGATGTCTTGCGGGTCGTCGGTTGCCACCCAGCCCGACGGGTAGCGGGTAATCGCGGCATTGGTGGCCCAGCCGTCCTTCGTGTATCGTGGCACCTCGTTATCCGCCGCAACCCACATTCGGTGCTCGTCTATGACATGGCAGCCGTTGATGGTGTTTGCGCCGCCCACGCCAGTGGCAACGGTGGCCCAGGTCTGGCCGCCGTTGGTGGTTAACAGGGCCACGCCGCCCGCTCCGGCAGCCATGCCGATGCGCGAATTGACGAAATGCACGCATGACAGATTGGCCGCCGTCACGCCTGCGCCCTGTACGGCCCAGGATTGACCGCCGTCATCGGAGTGCCATATTGCCCCCGCTGCGCCTACCACCCAGATGTGGTTAGAATCAGGCATGGACACGTCGGCAGCGACCTGCGCCAGGGTAGGCAAGGTGATGTTCACCCAGTTCGGCGCACCTGTCGCCCCGAACTCCAGACGGGCGATTTCGGCGTTTGATGTGCCGTTGACTACGAAAGCAATATCTCCCCGCCCGGCAGCAGCTACAATGTTGTCCGTAGCCACCGTCCAACCGGCGGGCATTGTCGCCCAGGTGGTCATTCCATCGCGGCTGTAGGCCAGCTCCTGAGCGGCCGCAATGCCGCTTGTCCCCGCCACGGCATACTGGCACGGCTGGCGAGCCACGCCGCACTCATCGCCACAACTGCCCTCGCCCCACACCGCCAGAGCGGTGACCACCGCCAGGGCGGAAGCGGTCACCTGGTCAACGCCCAGCTTTGGGGCGTATATCTCGAATACCTTCTCGAAAGAGGGTCCCGCCGTCTGTGAGGCTAAGCTGGGCGAGGCACCGTCCAGGTCCATTGAGCCGGTCGATCCCCAATCCCCCAGCGTTAGATTGTGTAAGAAGCGGATCTTTCCGCCATCCCGCCATGCCAAGCGGCAATCGGGTCTCTTGCAGCCCGCAAAGCGGATCTGCGCACCGAAGGGGCAACCGCTATCGCGGATTCTCTCCAGGTACGCCTCACCCCGGCTCTTCGGCTCCGGGCCGGTGATGGTCGCTGAGCCGGGTTCTAGTACGCCGGGCACGCTGGCCACGATGTCGTATTGTCCGTGACGGTCACGGGACAAGCGGCGGATGATAGTCGCCGCACTGCGCGATTGTGAAACGTCGCCGATAGCCGCGCAGTCGAAGTAGTAGAGCGGGGTATTCGGGCCGTCGGGTTGGATCCACAACCGACCGTGACTGGATTCCCAGAATTTATCTGCCATTATTTACCTCCTCTGAGATGCTGAATTAACTTCGTGGTCTCTAAGCCCAGCACCTGCTGAATCGCCGCCCCGGCCAAGGGCAAGAAAGCCTCGGCATCCTCAACGCTGAAAACGCCGTGGGCACGCAGGGCATCGTAGAGAGCCTGTTGTGGTTCGGGCAGGTCATCCGGCCCGAAGCCATGCAACGGCGCGGCCTCCCAGTCCGCCAGGGCCACTCTGTGGGTCACGACACCCACCGGCCCGCCGCGTTTGGTCTCTACCAGTTTCGATTCTACTACGCGGCGCTCCGGCAGGCCACGCTCATCGGGTCGCTCTACCAGCAACGGCCCGCCCAGGCCGCGCACTACGCGCACGTCAACCATGCGCGGTCTTCGCCTCTTAGTCTCTTTTTCGTTTTCACTCATTTGCTCCTCCTGGCTATTCGCCTGAAAGTGTTGTTCATTCGCCGCCGAAATTCCGGCTTCCAATATGCCATAATTGCCTTGTCAAACTCACGCGCTTTCGTGCCTGGGTGATGCACGATTTGAGCGAACACTCGCTTGCCTGTGGCCCGCCCCCCACCCCCACTGCGCCTGATTCGTGCCGGGCCGGGAAAGGTGCGTGGCTTGTAGCCCAGGCGGAAGCGCAGTGCCTTAGCCCGCTTCGGGCGGATGACGTGGGGGGGCGTGCCCTTGTTCACGTAATGGAAAATCTGACCGGCCTTATTCTTTCGTGGCGAGCACGTTATCCTGAACCCCTCGCCGGTGATGTATTTGCGGGCTACGAATGTCGGTTTGTTTTTCCAGTCGGCAGTGATGGCCTCAAAGTTGGCCTTGACCTTGATTTTCTCCATCTCGTCCGCGAATTCGCGCCTGTAATCTTGTACTCGCTGCCCGCGCCGCGAACTGCGGATAGTTTTCACCATGAGGAAGTAGGCCATTACCCACCTCGATTGCGCATGATCCGCAGGTCGGCGAACGGCGTCCATCCTCGCTCCGCCGTACCGCAGGCCGGATAATCCGCGCCCGTGCCGGATTGGGTAATGATAATCTGCGATAGCCTGATTTTCTCTAGCCCCTGCCGAAACTCCTCCACCCACCATGCCCGCGTGGGGAATTCAGCAGCGTTGCTCATCCCACCACGGCAGGAGAGGTCAATCAGTGACGCCGCGCCGATCATATTCAGATATTTGAGGTATTGTGCCCCGCCTGCCGAAAGCGTGGCTGTCTGTGCACCGGCCTGACGGGCGGCGTCAATCTCGCCGGCCCGCATACAGATGTATGATTCGATCAGGGCCTCCGTTAGATCGGGATCGGTCTCGCTAAAATCGCGCTTGAGCAAACCCTCCACATCGGACAATTCGCAGTAGTGATTACAGGTTAAGAGCAACGAGCGCCGACCGCCGCCGAAGTTGTCCAGGCGGCCCGTATTGCCGTTGACGCCCAGCATCAAATAGCCAGCGGTGGCATAAGTATCATCGGTGAATGTGCCCAGTGCGCCCCACGCCCCACCGACCGGTCGATAGTAGACCGTCACCACATCGCCAACCATGCTGATGCCAATCGAGTCGCCATCGTTGACGGCCTGAGAGAAGGTAATGCTGCTCGCAGGCCCGCCGCCTACCCTGGCTTCGACCGTGATCTCATTTAGAGCATGATTGACATACATAATGTAACCGTCAAGATTGCTCCAGTCGGGCATACTAATCCGCCAGCCTAACCACTCGGAATCTAGCGGCCCGCACGCGGTTGAGATGGTGACGTAAACTTCACAGTCTGGTTCTATTTGTGTGGCCCAATAGCTCAGATTCAGGTCAACCGGAGAGCTGCCCGCGCATTGCGTCGTATCGACGATTAGTCCTGGCTGCACTGTGTCTATGTCATTTAGCCAGTCTGCGCCAGGCGGCGGCCCACAGTCGGGCCGGTTAAAGTTGTCCAGAATCGGCGTGGTGGGAAAACTCATTGTTGCCTCACATGTAGGTTACGCAGACATTGGCAGTAGTGCCACCGATGAAAACAATCTCAATGCTGTCCCTGATTAGAACGTCGAGGAGCGCACAGTGAGAGAGATTGGACGCCTCAGCGGTCGCTGCCACGCCTGCAAACGTCCACTCCATAATCTGCGTTGCCCCGTCCAGAAGCTGGACGACGTAGGGTAGTGGAGCGCCTGCGGCCATGACGGGGCTGATCGTCACGGTGTGCACGTAGCCCGGCGCGTCCTTGATCGTCGTGTCGCCCTTGACCTGCGAATAGAGATAACCCTGCGCTGGCGCACCTGTACCACCCAGAATATCACCCATGTGATTTCTCCTATTTCTTGCCGGGGCGAGCCGTGATTGCCCGCCCCGGCTTCGTTATTGTGATTTGAGTCGCTAGGTCGTGGCGTCTACCAGTGCACCGCCAGCGCCGTCGGCGACGTAGTTCTCAACGGCGTGATCGCCACCGTCGACCAGAACAGTGATCGGCGTCCCCGCACCGGAGAAGCGGTTGCCGTGCATGGACACATCGACGTTCGTCCCCGCGCGGAAGATACCCGTCCCGGCTTGCTGAAACACGAAGTCGTTATCACGGATGATCGTGCCCGGCTGCGAGACGTTGGCGATTGAAACGCCATAGACTGCCTGTGCCATATTTGACCAGAAGAAGTTGTTCTGGACGATGCAGCGCGTGGTCAAGTTCATGAAGATGGCCGCGTCAGCAGCGGTATTGTCCATCATCATGAACGTACAGCGCTCGATGAGCACGTCTTGCGCCCATTCCGTGCCTACGCCCAGATAGATGCCGTGTAGCCCCACAGCGAACAGGCAGTCATGGATGTGTGTCCCGATAGTGTCCGCCGTCACAGCCACACGGATACACGCCTCAGCGTCGCCCTCGCCGTTGGCGAAGCGGATACCGGCGATCTCGATTTCGTCGGCGTCTACGTCCAGGCAGTGACAAGCGCCGTTGGCGTCTATCACCGCAGATGGCGCGGCCTGGCCACGCAGGTAGTCCCAGGAAACGAGCCTCACGCTGTCTTTCACCATAGACAGGGCCTCGGTGATGTCGTAGTGCCCCGGCAGGAGCACCACGAAGTCGCCGCGTCCGTCTACGCATTGGTCAAGCGCCGATTGGATCGTCGCCTTCGGGAAGGCGGGGTCAGTGCCGTCGTTGTTATCGTCAGCGGTGGTGAACTGCGTCGCATGGCCTACCCAGTAGACATTCCCGCCGCCGGTGCGCAGGCCCAGGGAATTATCACTACCACGGATACCCAGTTGGCCGGGATACCACGGCTTGAGGCGCTCAAGTTCCAGATTGTGGTCAGCCATTTTATCCCTCCTTTACGGGGTTGTCCCATCGCTATAGTAGATACCCTGGTAGTCGGTCACCCCGACATACGTGTCATCTTCCCAGCCGCCGATGATGTCCTCCACTTCATATTCGATATCTTTGCTGGCCCACGAGCCACCAAACATATCGGCTGTACCCAGGCCGCCGCCAGGCGAGAGAGGAATACGGTCGGACTCACGCATGTACAGGCGCGGGCCGGGGTATCCTTCGAGCCGGGCTACGGTCACGGCCGGCACGGCTGCGGGGTCGGCAAACAGATACCACGGGATGTCGGGCTCGGCGAAGGTGATGTAGGGGTCAATCCGCACTTCCAGCAGACCCTTGAGCACGTTCTTGTCGTTGGTTGCCATCCCCGCAATCAGTTCGGATTCCAGGATAGCACGGGCCTGCAAGTGGAGTATGGGCGGCACAACTAAGTACTTGGGCCGGATGTTCAGCGGATTGCCCCGCGCGTCCACTCTTTGCGCAAAGGCGTTGTAGCCGATGGCCAGGTTCTGAGCTGTCAGTCGCCCAGTGCCCGCGTAGTTCGGGCCGAGCGCAACGAGGGCCGCCTGGGTCGTGGCGTTATCGTACAGCGCACTGACGTAAGCATCCTCGAAGCGATTGGCGGAACTCGCCATCAACAACGTGATCTGGCGAATCTTGCCCAGGTCGTCGTTAATGATGGTCTGCCACGATATGTCGAACTGCTTTGCGTATTCGCGCACGCGGTAGGACAACGGCTCTTCAAAGACGTGGCCTGCCTTCGCCTCCGCCTTTTCGCGCCGTGGCTCCAGGGTGTCGAACTCCGACATGCGCAGGCGTTCAACTTCCCTGAAGTCCGGGGTGGTGTCGGCGAACGTGTAATCTTTCCACGCGCCGACCTGATATTGGTACTGGTCATAGAACCGCCGTGAGAGCGTAGTGCCGAAGTAGTAGGGGAAGTCGGCTGTAGTCAGCACCTCGCGCAACACGGTACGCGGAACGTTCTCGCGGTCGAAAGCGCGGTCGAGGGTGCTGTACGCCTCGCGCAGTTCGGCAACACGCCCGTTGGGATCCTCAGTGGCTTTGGCTTCCGCCGCCGCCATTTCCAAACACATCTGTAGTATTCGTCTCATCGTAGCCTCCTAAAACCCCTTCTGCCGGATTGCGCAGACGTGCGTCTCACCGGCCTGCGGGTCGGCTGTCCCTTTCGGGAAGTCGTCTGCGGTCTCGCCCTGGTCAAGGACGATGTGGCCGAAGATGGGATTATACGTACCGTCAGATCGTATTGCGGCCAAGCTGAGCTTGACGCCGTTCAGTCCATCGCTCTCATCATCGTAGTACACGATGTCGCCGACGTTGATCTGCGCCCAGGTCGCCTCCGCTGGGCCTTCCGAGTAACCCGTCACCGTCCTGACTTCGTGTCGATAGACCATACTGTCGAAGTCAATCACGACCACGCTGTGCGTAGCGTCCAGGGTGAGCACCGTGCCGGTGAGTGAGTTTATTGGCGCTCCCAAGCCCGCCGCCTCGGCCACCGGCGCATTGACACAGGCCGGATCATGCAGCGTGGGGGTTGTGTCTTTCAGGTTAGCGTAAGGCACTTCCCAGTGCCGCCCGCCGCCCTCTGAGCTTACCTGATATTCGTAAAGTTCTCTGGTCATTTCTCTTTACCTCCAGTTCCGCCCAAGAACTTGTCAACTACTTTGCTCTGGGCTTCGGCGATTTCTTTTTCGGTGGCCTGAGCCACCTCCTCGCTGCCCATATCCCGCACACGCCCGCTTTCACGGATTTCCGCGATGTACCGCTTTTCGTTCTCGATGGCTTCTTTAATAGCGGTCTCCAGTTCGTCTTCGTCGGGCGTTTCGGATTCGAGCAGGGTGACGACGCGCTTTTTGGCCGCATCGGGCAGGTCGGCTTCGGCCAGTGCCGCCTCGACCTGCGCTTTCTGGCGCTCACGTTGGAGTTCTGCAATTTGCTCAGTGAGTTGTGTTTTGTCGGCCTCCAACGCGGTTAGCTTTTCCTGAAGCTCTTCGATTTTCTTTTCTTCGTCCACTTTTGCCTCCTGCAATTCTGTGATTCGTCCATACAATTTAGCCTTCTCCTCCTGGCGCACCCGCTCGATGAGGTCGGGACGGTGCTCGACCAGCAGGTCAAAGGTGAGTAGGTCCAGATCGGCGGCGATTTCGGCCTCGTACAGTGCCAATACGTGGCCACCGGCTCCGGCCCTGGTCACCCAATCCACGTACTTGCCCTTAGTGATTTGTTCGACGACGTTCGCGGTTTTGCCGTTCACCTTACCCCTTTTGGCCTCGCCCAATGCCAGGATGGAGTTTTCCATCTTGCTTAAAAGCCCCTGTGTGCGTAGGGTCTTTAGCTTCTCCCAGAACGCTTTGTCATGCACGGCCACGCGGGCTACCGGCGTGCCGTCGGGGAGGAAGCGCTTACCAGCCTCAGTGATGGTGCTCACCCAGGTGCGCGTGGAGCGCTCTTTGTCCTTGTGGTCGGTCTCAAACATCTTGAGTCCCTGAAAAACGTGCGCATCGCGCTTGAGCACGCGGGCCGGGTAGTAGTGGTTATCCCGCTTGTTGCCGAATCCGGGCTTGATGAGGGCGATGTCCAGTTCCATGCGCTCATCGTCGGCCTCCATCAACGACACAGGTTCGGCCTCAGCGACGATGGCCCGCGCCGCCTCGCCCGTGGTCACATATTGCGTCTCGATCTTCACGGCCTCCCACTTGTCAACTGGGGCGAACTGGTACTTACCGTCCTTGTCCCGCGTGTAGGTGACCTTCCAGAGCTGCCCGCCCCGCTTGGCAATCAGGTAACCGTCAAAGACCTCCTGGACGTATGTGTAGACATCCTCTGCCGTGGGGGAGGTGGTCTTCGGTGGTGGCTGTATGGCAATACGGAACGCATCTCGCACACTGGCTACCCGCTGGCTCAACGATTCACCCTCGGCCTCCACCACCTCACTCTCTTTGCCCCGCCACTTGGTTGTGCCGGTGACAAAATCTTTCAGCGCGGCGCAAAAGGCGGCGGGATCGTCCATGTGGCCCTTCATCTTCGCCATGCACTTCGTCACCGAGCCGCCCAGGGAGGAGAAAAACTTCTTGGCCGATGCCATGTCCCAGCCCGGCGGTTGGTTCCAGCCCGGCGGAGGCTTGCCAGCCTCAGCGAATTCGATTAGCCAGGCGGCGGTGTAGTCGTCTAGTTCCTCATCGCCCTCTTTCTGTTTCTTGAAAAACTGAATTTGCCCCTCACGTTTGTGGGCCGCAGCGCGGGCCGCCTTCTCGTCCTCATATTTCTCATCCTTGCCAAAGGGGAAGCGGCCTAACACCTTCTCACCCTTCGAGTCATACAGGACGATTTCGTTTCCCTCTTTTTTGATGACCTCTGCGAGTTCTGCCATAGATGCCTCCTTGTGCGTTATCCCCTTCCCCCCAACCACAGATACCGGCACATCACCGGCCTAATCTTTTTCAAATGATACACCCATCCGTGTGGGCAATTCGGGTGTGCAGGAAACTTCTCTTTCTGCGCCGTTTCCAGCGACACTCGTTTTTTGTTGACGTACAGCCGACACTTGTCACACGAGCCGGCCACCAGGATTTTCGGTTCTAGCGTCGCATATCCCGCAATGTCCGCGTTATACCGCCAGAAGTCCTCTTCGGCCATTTGCCGGGCCGTGCCCGTGGTGTGCAATACAATCTGGCTGGACTTCCACGCCTCCCGCTTTGCTTCCCACGATTGCAGCCGTTTGCTGTAAACGTGGCGATTGGCCGTCGGCACTTCCTGCCGGATGCGCATAATGGCGAAGGCCAAGTCGCGATTGAACGTGCGCACAATCGAAGCCGCGTCCGCCGCGCATTGGGTGTGGATTTCGGTCATCCGTGCCCCCGGCCCCAACACACCCCGCTGTCCACCGCAACCGGCCTCTGCCGCCAGTTCTGTTAGCCGCTTCTCATAGGCGTCCCTGCGCATCTTAAACAAGCGTCGGCTGATTGCGGCTTCGTCATCGGCAGTCTGTCGCAGGGCCAGGTGTACCAGTTTGCCGACCGGCGACAGGCGCCCGATTGCGGCGCGGACTTCGTTATCGCTAGGCATGGCTACAACTCCTCAGTAGTCATGTCCGCCACGACTGCCTGTTCCCACTTCGCCTCCGGTATGTCCTCCAACGACTGATAGCGTGGCCCACGGGCCGCTTTCGCATCGGCCCGCCAGCGAGCCGCCACCGATGTAACTTCCTTCTTGCGCTCATCTGGTAGGGCGTCAATCGCTGCGCTTAGATTGCTTGTCTCTTTCGCCTTCTCTGCCAGTTCGCCCCAGCCCGGCGGCGAGGGCTTTTCGCGTGGCTCTTCGGTTTGCAGGGCAATTATGAGCTGCTCGACGTTGTTGCAACCCAGGGTCGTCATAATCAGCCGTGCCGCCTCATCACGCGGTATCAATTGGCGGTCGTAGGCGTTCGTCACGGCCGTCACGTACACGCTGGCGTCCCGCTCCAAGATCGGCGGGTAGTCTATGTCCAGCGTTCTATCTACATCCTCCGGCAGGCGGGGAATTGCCGGGATTGCGCCGCCAAATTTGATGGCCTGGTCGACCACGAAATTGAAAAGCTCAGTCCACACACCCAGCCAATAGTCCTGATAGTCGGCGAATTGCTTCAACATCGGCAACTCCATCGCCGTTGCCGTCGCCAGGTTGCCGGTGCGCGGGTCTCCGAAGTAGTGAAGAAAGACGCCCGTGCCAGCACACGTTTGCAGCTTGAGCATATCGCCGTCTACACTGGCGTTGCCCGCGCCGGTGTCCACGCGCAATTGCTCCCGCGTCGCCGCCTCGTTTTCCAGCCATGTGCTGCCCGCCGCTGGCGTGGGCTTCGTCTCCCTGTCGCTGGTGACGTAGCCGCTGCGCAAAGTGGCGACAAGAGCGTCCACGGCCGGCGAGCCGCCTTTGACCTTGACCTTCCAGGCAAAGGCGGCCAGGGCCTTCGTCAGCGTGGCCCTGTCCTCCATGAACTCTTTGTAAGCCGCGATCCAGGCCAGGGCTGGGGTGAGGAGTGGATACCCTCGCTGGCCGATGGTATTGATTTTCAGAAACATGACCTTAGCGTCAGCCACGTCCACGCCGGAGGTGTCCACCCTGTCTAATTGCTCATCGGTGGCCCGATAGTCGGCATAATATTTGGTCACCGTCTCATATTGCGCACTCAGGCCGTCATCGCCCAAGCGCGTGCGCTTTCGTCGCTGGAAGGTGCGCTTGTAATAAAGCGGCACGCTATCATCTTCGGGGTCAGTGATAATTCCGGTGATCTCCAGGGCGCTGCGAATCCTCATCCGCACCTGGCCGGTGGCCTCATTAACGAACAAGAAAATCGGCAACTCGCCGTCTATCAGAAGCATCTCACTAAGCCGTTTGCGGTTGTGGCGGGCCAGGAGCGCGGCGTTATCGGGCGAGTTCCAGAAAGCATCCCATGTCTGCTGTGCGCCTTCGTCCGCCGCTTTGAACGTCAGCTCGCGGGCGAAGCCGTAGGATGTCCAAACGCGAACGGCCTGCTTCGCCAGCGGGTCCTCACGCCAATAGCGGCGTGCGAGCTTGACCGTCGCCACGCGATTCCGTGGCGCTTTATCCTGCTCAGCGCCACCATCGCCGCCGGCCGACAAATCGAGCCAGCCACGCCGCCGGAGCAGGAGGTCAATGAGCTGGTCGGTGGCTTCCTTCATGCGAGTCAACCGCCCGCCCGTCAAGGTGTCTGCAATGCGCTCCCTGAAAGTTGGCATTTAACGGCTTCCCCTACAGCGTATCCACCAAATTTCTTTCTTCCAAAGACGCCAATTCTCACTATTCGGGCGGCGTGATTGGCGACACACGAACCGCCACAATAGTCTAAAAAACCAATTCTGACCAACCAACCAATTTATCATTAGTAGTTCCCTATTCGTATCGGGCTGTAGACTACCTCTACCACTTCCTTCGCTGGCCGCCCCCACCTCATCTGCCCGGCTATGGCGTCGGCTATGACCAGGTCGTCATGTGCCCCCGTCGCCGCCTCCGGCTTGCCCCTGTCGTTTATGACGAACGTCAAGCACTCGTCAATGATTGCCCTGTCGTGGATTATGTATTCCGTGCCGCGCAGCTCACGGTCGTAGTCCGAGATGACAAGTGGCCTGGTCACGGTGGTCGTCGGCCAACCCAAGCGCCCATCATTGTGGATATACAGATTCTGATAGCCGTACACGCGCACCAGGGCCAGGAGCACAGCCACGCCGTCTTTGTTGCGCTCTACGCCGATCAGGGCGTTGTTGTAGCGCCTGCCCAGTTCGGCCAGCCGCTCAGCGAAGAGGTCTGGTGGCCACTGGCCGTGCAGGGTGGCCACCTGTTCCCCCGTGCGCTTGCAGCGGACGGTGGCAGCGCAGTAGTCGCCGCCCACACCCTCCGCCGTATCCGCGCCGATGACGTACTCCCAACCAGCCACCGGTTTTTTGTAAATGCGCAACTGGTACATCGTCCGTCCGTCAGCCAGTTGCAGCGGGTAAGCCGCCTCAATCGGTTCGGTGCACTGGGCCAATCGCGCTTTGAGGCGAACGCGGTCGAAACGGGCCGTGCCCGATAACAAGAAGCAGGTGACGGGGTCTTCGGGGTATTCCTGGTAGAATAGCTGTCCCCGGCCCGCCAACTTGCCCCGCCGCCACTTGATCTGCGCGGGAGTGAGACCGTACTGAGCGATGAGGGCCAGCTCCTCATCGTTGTACGGCTCCAGCGATTCGCCCTCCTCAAGTGGAATGCGATATTCGGCGTCCCACCACCAGGGATAGAAATGAAACGCCCATTTGCCCTCCCCGCGCATGGCGGCCATGCACATCTCATAAAACCTGCCCGCCGCGCCGTTAGGCGTGGATTCGTACACGATGTCCGTGCCGGGATCGTCGGGCACGGCCTCCTCCAGACCGGCCACGAGCTTGTCGGCGTGTGGCCAAAAAGCCACCTCCGAGCCGTGCACGTTGGTGATGGTGTCCCCGCGCCCGAAAGTGCGCTTGCCCGCCGTGCCAATGTAGTAGGTACTCAGCAGGCCAGGGAACGTCACGCCGCGCACGTTGTCATAGCCACTCCGGGGGCGGTCGGCCTCCGGTAATCGACTGTAAAAGAGCTTGAAAATATCGCGCAGGTGCGCCGTGTTGTCCGGCTCGCTGCTGATCGTCACCGTCGTGGTTGCCGGAATGGTGACCGTCTTGCGGAACAGTCGGCCCTGGATCGCGGTCGAGCACCCAAGCTGACGCGCCTTTAGAATGAGGTCTCGCCCCGTACGATGGGCCAGGAAGTGTGCCTGCATCCGGTTGGGAATGAACGGCGCGATGCGTTGGTGCTTATCCTTGATCCACAGGTACGTCTCGAAATAGAGCCGGTCGTCAAAAAACACGTCACCCGGATTCATCTTCCAGCCCCCGCTCCTGTCGCAGGCGACGAATCCGATCCTCATAAGATTCAAATACCAACTCGCTACTGCCCTTGCTCGCCGTCGACATGTCAGCCCGGTCCAGGATGCTTTCCGCTGCCTTGCGGCGGTCTGCGCTCAACCCAGCCGCGATTTGAGCAATGCCCCCCAGGATCACCGCCCGCGTTTCGTCGTCACAGGTTTCCTCTAGGGTGGCGACCAGGGCAGGCAGGGCGGCGGGCAGTCCCGTTGCTGCCAGGGCGCGAATGACGGCTAACCGCTCCTCAGGCTCCTCTGCCTGGCCCAGGGCGCTGGCCAGGGCCTGCACAGCCGCCAGGTCGCCCCGCACCTGTCGGCGCAGTTCCCGCGCCGCCTCGGGCGCGGCCAGGGTAAGCTCCTCGATGGCTTCTTCCAGCGCAGTGGCCAAGCGGTGGCCGGCCGCGTCCCGGCGAGCCCTATCCAGGGCCTCGCGAAAGCGGGCCTGGTGGTGCCAGCCGGGGCGGGGTTTGGTGCGGTAGTAGGTTGTTTTGGTACAAATCCTGTTTGGCCCCTCCAGGAGCACGCGGAGGGGCACACCAGCCAATTCCGCCTCCACGATGCGCACCACGGCCTGGCGTTGCCTCGGTGTCAGGCGGCCCAACAGCGTCAATAGGTCATCGCTCACCCACGTGGGTAACATCCTGGTAGCCCTTTGTTACGCCTCGTTTTGGAAGCGCGGGGGAGACCACCTCCCGTATTCGCGCTCTCCGCTAGGCTATCCGAAAAAGAAAAGGCCACCATCACCCGTGGGTGACGATGGCCGCGCGGATTTCGCACCTGGCCAAAAAGAAAACGGCCTGAGCTATACTACCTGTCGGATAGCATACTCAGGCCGGCCGCGTTTGATTTTGAGTCTCAGGGAGCTGGCGGGGTATTGCTCAGACAACCGCGTCGCAAAGGCGGCCAGCGTCTCGCCGTCAACCGGCTTGATCACCTCATGAGCCTCAACGACTCCCTGCCCCCCTATGACGATCTCACCGAATTCGATAGCCGTGACTGCATCGGGGAATTCCATGATTGCTCCCTATAAACAAAAAACGCAGCAGAAGACGACACTCCTGCCGCGCGGAGCCCGCACCTGGCGGGTCACAGTTATTATAGCACAAGAATAACTTGTTGTCAAGGTTCTTAAAAATGCGCCCTCAAAACAGCTTAGCGGTGCGCAACGTTACCCCTTGACAAAGTATGTAATTCTATGATATAATAGTGATACTGAGCAAGCGGATGTGGCGCGGGGAGCCAACCCCCGCCTGGCCTGTCCCGCCCTTATCGTCAATATGACAGGCCAGCTAGTGGGGTAGGGAGCGGCCAGCCCAACCCTGCTAGGCGGCTCGCAGTTTCATCCAGGTTACGCACATCCCCCACAAGCGCGGCGTCGCCTCACGCCGCGCTTGTGCTTTCGGGGAGGTTCGCTAAAACCCCCGTTCCTGCCAGTACCGCTGCCACGCGGCGGATTTGGCATCGCTCTGGAACGCATAACGCTCGGCACGAGCTTCCGGCGTGTCCAGATCAACGATGGTGTACTTCCCACACCGGTTGCAAGTTAGCGTTGTTCCGCTATCGAGAATTTCGACGCTCGCCTCGGCGATATCGCCACAGTGGGCGCAGATATATGCGATACCCCGCCCGTTCAAGGCTAAGGCAACTTCACAAGCTTCCCTTTTGAGATCGCAGACGGCTAGGAGTGTCCGGCCGGGATCAGGCCGCCAAACACCCCACTTGCCACAATCCGGCCCTTCGTGATGGATTTTAGAGACGAAATATTTGTTAGCAGGCATTGTTAGTCCCCTTCGCTTAACTCCGCGATTCGCTAAACATCCCGTATCTCTCCCACCCTACGATGCTGACCATCGCTCATCATCCCAGGGATGCGGCAGAAAGAAGGTCAAGCTGCTATCTCCTCCTCCGTCGCTACCGCCAAGTTAAAACGCAAGATAGGTATGTCGCCTATCCTGGGAGAGGAAAGGTCAAAGGGTTCAGGCAAGAACCGCTCGCAAGAGTGAAGTAGACCATAATATTCAGCCTCCGCTTTCACTACCAGCGCGGCTTGACCTACCGCCGTGCCAGCTTGGCCACTTCGCACTTCCACGCAGCTAAAATGCGCTTGCCGGCCGCCCATGCCTTTTCTGGCGTGGCATGCTTCCACACTCCGTGTTCAGACACCACAACACCACGGATTTTGGCCACGTACCAGTAGTTAACGCGCCTTGTGCTCTTGTCAACTTGGCCCATACGACCAACCGTGACGCGCCCACCTGCCAGGTATACAACCCTCATCTCCAGTGGCAACGCCTCGATTTTTCTGATTTGCGCACGATTGCTGATCATCTAACACTCCTTCATGTCTTAGATACAGACCGGCCATCCAGGCAATGCTCCCCCTCAATATTCAGCCTCCCGATCTACGAACCAGAGAGCGATAGGATGAGGGGTATTCAATCCCAATAAACTCATCAATCGCTCTATCTTTTCCGAAGTCAAAACGTTTCTCACCATTTTGCTAAAACCCCCGCTCCTGCCAGTACCGCTGCCACGCGGCGGATTTGGCATCGCTGTAAGCTTCCGGTGTTTTCAGATCGACGATGGTGTCTCGTCCGCACTCATCGCAGGTCAGTGTCGTGCCACTATCGAGAACCTCGGCATCAGCATGAACAATCGCGCCACAGTGTGCGCAGTGGTACGCGATCTGCTGGCTGGTTTCAGGTGCATCATACGCTTTCACTACCAGCGCGGCTTGACCTATCGCCAACGCCCAACGATTTCGATACGCCTCGCTTCCCCGCTCGCTTCGCTCCAACAACCTGCGAGCAAACGGTTCGAGTATCTCGACAACGTCAACTGCTAGTTTGCTGTTCATTCTCTCTCCCTACTAAGCGGCAGCCGTGTCAGCGGATCAGCCGTAAATCGCCGGTTGCTTAGCAGACGTTGCCAATGACCGGAGAGTAGGAGCACACGTCAGGTCTTCCTCCTCGCGCGTGCCAAAGGCCGCCGCTACCACCTCCAGCGCGTCCTGATACCCCTGCCTGTACTGTACCACTTCAGGCTCAGACAGGCCGTTACGCTCCAGTGCGCGGGCAGTAGCCCTGCTGGCCAACTCAGCCGCAGTCAAAGCCCGCGCTATGTCCTCTCTAAACCAAACGTCAAGCCCCATCTTTTTCCCCCTCACGCTTTTTGTACATCTCCAATGTGCTATTCGCAGCGTCCGCAAATTCCTGGGCTTCTGCCTCCGAATCCCGGACGCACCAGAGACTCCCGTCCGGGCGCCGGACCTCCCAGCCCCCCACGACCTTGCATATGTGATATTGAACCATCGTTGCCTCCTTACAAGCTTACAGATCAACCACATCGTCGCCGCTTTCAAGCGCCGCCCGATGCACAATTGGCGGTAGCGCCATAGGCATGATCACCACCGCCCCATCCTGCTTCCGCGCCCGATGCACCCCCACGCGCAGGGCCGCTACCTTCTCAGCCGTGCCCATCACGCGCTCGCTGATTTCGTCAATCCCGCGCAGCCGCGCCGTGGCTTCTCGATTGCCCAGCCGCCAGCCGACAAAAGCCGCCGCTGGCGTAGCCACCGCACCGACCAGCACCAATACACGCAGCGTGTCCACCGAGAGTGCCAACACGAGCTGCCAGCTACCCCAGGCCAGGCCGCTGGCCAAGCCCAGGACGATGAAGCCCAGGCCAATGAAGTCCCGAATCATTTTGATGTCTTTCTTGCTCATTTGCACCTCCGTAATGTCTACGCAAAAACACATGAATCGAGAAAGTGTGGCGTATAATTCCATTCTGATCGCTGTTTCTGCCGAATTTGGGATTGACTCCCATCCCAGTTACAAATTTCTACCGCCCCTCGCTCAGGCAGGGGACACTTCGCCACTTGGCTGCTGTAAAATGATGCGATTTGGGCGAAACTAGTGCTGAAACTCCACCGGAAAAGTATTGACAAATATACGATTATCGTATATGATATAGATAGTTAATTCAATCGAAATACAGGAGGACGAAAATGTACACACCAGAACAAATCGAACGAATCAGGGCAATCGGCAACGAGTGGCACAAGGGCAACTATCATCGGGTGTATTTCAACAATCTCAGCGAACTATATGGGATTAAGACCAACCGCTACAATAGCGGCAATATCTCCAGCGCTACATTGGATGGTGAGAAAATCAGCAACAGTGCAGCCAAACGGATTTTGGGCAGACTGGCCTGCGTAAAAATCTGGTTTGACCTCACCGACAACGAGTTCCATTGCAAGGATCGCTATGGCGAACTCCATGATGGCGATTTTGAGAAAATCATCCACGAAATCGAGGAGAGAATCAATGTCTAGACAAACGAGCATTCAGCTATCTGCTGCCCAAGAGCGGCAGATAGCCGCCCTCAAACAACTGGGATTTGGAAACCTGAGCACGATCTTCCGAATCGCGCTCGACAGGATGTACAGACAGGAGACGCAAATGAATAATGTAGACGTTAACGAATTAGTCCATGAATACAGGGGCCGTTGGATTGTCGCTCAGTATAAAGACGGGCGTTATTACGCACCACAACGCCCCGAAGTCCGCAAGCTCACTGGTTGTCACACCACATTCGGGCCGCTAGATTATGTGGCTGGCGATGCGTATAGTTACAAGCGGCGCTCCGCTGCCATCCGCAAGGCCCGCGAGATATACGGTTTGGACGACAAATAGCACCACACACAACCGAATACGCATCCCTGCCCGCCCCCCGCTGCCCCGCTTTCGAGCGGGGCTTTTTTATTGTTAAGGTGCCGCCGTCCGCTGACTGACTGACCGAAACCTCACACACGCTGCCAAAATGCCCATTTTCACGGCTTTTCAGGTGTGTGTGCGGACCTTTCAGTCAGTCAGTCAGCGCGAGCTCCAATCGCCACGAGCGAGCATCCAGCCAACCCAGGGCCTCACGGCCCAGTCCCAGCAGCCGCCGGGCACGGTCGCTGCCCGGACGGGGCAGGTCGCTCGCCTCGATCATGTCTTTCAGCCACGGCCGTCCGCGATTCAGGCAGGCAGCCGCCAGCGCGGCCCCGACCTCGGCCGGCTCGGGCCAGGGAGAAGGTCGGCCTCCCACGTCCTGGCCCAAGTCTTCTGCCTCGAACTCCGGCCATTCCTCGAGTGCCGAATCAGTGCGTTCGGCCTGGTCAAAGTCGTGACTATCCACATAGGCTAGTTGTGCACGATGCAGCCCTGCCGGTGCGATAGCGTAGGCGTCGCCTGCGCCCAGGAGATGGTCGGCCCGTGGCCGGTTACTCCCCACGACCACCTTGCTGGCCTCATAGTCCATTACTTTTAGCGCCAGCCGTCCCACCAGGTTGCGCCTAATCGCTGGATCGCCGAAACTGGACAGGGCGGGGTGTTGGGTCGCCAGCAGGCAATGGACGTGCGCCGCCCGCCCCTGGGCCACCAGCCGCCGCAGACCCTCAACGACCACCTGGTCGCCGGTCAATTCCTGGAATTCGTCAACGACAACGATAACCCGCCCAGGCGCACCACCTTGATAGCGCCGCTTCATCTCGCTGAGAGTCCACCCCAGCGCAGCGCGCACGTCCACTACATCCGTTGCCAGCGGGCCGACTACGCCAGGCAAGCGGACCAGCATCCCCAGACCCTCACCCCACTTCCCGTCGATCAGCACCAGGCGGTTATCTGGATCGCGTGATAGTTGCAGCACTGCCGACCGGAGAGCCACACTCTTGCCGCTCCCCGTTGCACCCGCTAAAAGAAAGTGAGGTGTTTTGTCGTTCAGCCCCAGCGTCACCGTCTGGCCCAACTCGTTCTTGCCGGCGATCCAGCGCCCCCCATCTCGCGGGTGCGCGCCCAGGTCGGTAAGGCGGATCATCGTCTCAGCCAGGTCGGAAGGCCAGCCAGCCTCAACGCGCACATAGCGCCCGGCCATGTAGACGGCCGGTTCGCCGGTGAAGGCGAAGGGAATGAACTGGCGCGCCAGTGCGCAATCGTCGGCGGATAGAGCGCGTAGCAACCGCCCAGCCTCCATGCCAGCATGGAGTTCAACGGCGCCCGCCCTCGGCCCGGCCACCGTCTCCGCACGCCGAATTTGCATTGGCTTACCTTTAAGCGCTCCCTGCTGCGCCGCGTTGATCAGTCGCCGCGCCCAATCGTTTAGAACCTCGCGCTTCCCACTCATAGCGCATCCCCCCTTATCAGTTCCACAATCACAATCACCGCCACTCCCACCGGAATCGCCACGGTCAATATTGGCCCCCAGCGATTCCAGAACTTGCGATGGCGTAGCCACCGCTGCCAGGGGTCGGGGTCACGGTAAAACATCTCTTTAAACCACACGGGCCTATCCTGCGCTGCAATTTGCGCGATGGATGGGCCTGTGGTAAAATCCTCGAAGCCTGGACGGTGGCCCACTCCACCGCCTGGGTTAGGGGTCGTCGGTAGTATCAACCTATCGGCGGCCCCGTCCTAAAATGGGATGTCGATCACGTCCTCGCCCTCGCCACTACTACATAATCTGTCTGAGACGAAGCCAGCATCTCGCCTCAATCCACCACAAACTCGCCGCGCGGCGGATTCGAGAACACCATAGCCACGCTACCCATTCCGCTTTCTGATAACGAAGCCAGAGCCACAAACGCAATTTCCACATTTTATGCCGCCTCCTCGGATAAACCCAATCTTGCCAGCAACAGTTCAAAATGCTTCTTATATTCGGCGGCGTCGTGCTGTTGTTGCGCGCGTCCTGTGATCACAGCGCCGCCGCCGAAGTTGACAATTAGAGCCACTGGCCACAGTGGTGAGTTTTCAATGCCCGCAAGAAACAACTCGCCTGCGAAATCGTCATGGTTGAAACCGCAATGTTCCAAATCCACCAAATCCATAACAATTACGCCTTCTTTCGGGTAGTATCTAATCATTTTGCTGCCTCCTGATAATAATCCATCTCCATATTTAATGGCATTTGTTCGTAATTTGCACAATCAAATTCAAGAATGCAGTCACCAGCTCGCCTTGCCAGTTTTCGATAGACACAAGCCCGCGCCCGCTTCTCGCGCCACTCCTGGCCGGCACGAAGATTGGCAGTCTCCAGCATTACGCCACAGCCGCTGGGACTATAACACCAACCCCCGGCCAGGGGGCAAGGCCGCACCCAATCCCAATCGCCCTTGCCCACGGTATCGTCTGTATTCATCGCGTCTCCTCACGGATTCCGTGGCGTTGCCGCTATTCCCAACAGCTTCTCCACTTCCTCCGCCGTGGGTTTGCGCCCCTCGTTTTTCGTGTCTTTCGTGTCCATGATGTCCTCCGTGTTTTGTTCATCCGCTCATCCTTGCCCACTACTCGAAAGTAGTGAGCAAGGGGAGGGAATGATCACAGTCCCAACTTGTCCAGGTTGGCAGCCACGTCGGGAGGTTCGTCTACACGCGCCACATCGCCGCTACCCACCTGGGCTACTATCACGCCCGCTTGCAACTTGTGGTCAAGCGCTTTCACCGCCTGGTATATATCGCCCAGGGTCACACCGCTCCGGCCCAGCCCGGCCCGGATCACCTTGCGGATTGCCTCAGACTTCCCCCGCTTGGGCAGGCCAGCCAGCCAGCGCACCAGGTCGGCGTCCGTTTCCGTGTTCACACTAAAGGCGATTGTCAGGTTTGCCATAGCTGCCACCTTTGTTATAAAGAATTTAGTATAAACTCTTTATAGTCAGCCCGTCACCCGTTGCGCAAACTTCCAGTATCCCAGCGCGTTTGCAAAAACCGGCTCGGATACCACCCGCGCGTGCCGGAAGTGCGCCTCGATATATGGCCCTAACAGATGCGCTCCACCGCCGCTTACCAGGATCGCGTCCAGGCCCGCGCCGCCGTTCCAGAGTTGCGTCGCCTCTGCCACAACCTGGTCGGCCATGGGCTGTAACGCAGCGTCTACCACATCGCCCAGGTCAACCGGCTCGCCGTAATAGCGTACACGGCGGGCTATGATAGCGTCTACAACCTGGTGGTCTCTAAGCTCCAGGTTCGGGCAGTTGTCGGCCAGCCAGCGCCTGACGGCCCGCACCGCGTCCCACGCGCCCACGTTCACGCTGGAGGTCTCACGGCCAATCTCGGCCATGCGATTGACAGATAGCAGATTCGTGGTCTTGCCCCCGCAGTCTATCACGCCCACCGCGCCGGTCGCCAAGCCGTTGTCAACGATGCGTCCTTGAACGTCTAGCGCCTCGGACAGCAGACAGCCAAAGGGCTGTGGGATCACCCTCACATCCGTAACCCTGAGCACTTGCGCCCGCCGTCCTTCCCGTTGCACCCGATGCTCACCCAGCAAACGATCACGTACCACGCCCTTGTCAGAGTAGAAAGCCACGGGCAGGCCGGTCACTATCTGGAGATCACACCGCGTCGCACTCGTTAGCTCGGAAAGGGCGGCCAGGGCCAGCGTGTACCACTCCAGGCTTTCGATCCACCGCCTATCCTCACGGCGGTTCACAAAACGGCTCTGGCGCACCGCCTCAGCACCTACCAGAACGTGCTCGGGCTCTACCAGCACTAGGGCCGCCGCCTGGGCACCCACCGTAAACCGCGCCTTGTCGGGCGTGCCTACCACGCTGGGGAAGTTCATTCGCCGTCCGCCGGATACCGCTTTTGTTGCACTATAGCCAATGTCGAGTCCAATTTTCATTGCCTAATCCCCCTCCGTTAACGCACAAGCTGTAAGAAAAAAAGAGATCATTGCGTGTATTTCTGGTCACCCAGCTCACGCATCCGCCGTACATAGCCCGCCAGGCTCTCAGCGTCCACCAGCCAAACACGGGCCCCAATCCGCCGCGCCGCCACCTTGCCGGTGCGGGCCAGCCAGCGGATGTGGCCGGCCGAGTAGCCGGTAACTGATGCGGCCTCGTTCGGGGTTAGCTCAATCCTTTGTGGCATTTTCCCCTCCAGTCTTTGCGCAAAGATTTTTAATCCCTCGGCAACCCCGCCGCCTTGCGCACCGCCTCCAGTGCCCACGCCTCGTGCTTCGGGCAGTAGGCCGTATCCGTGGCGGCGATCACGCCCACAATCCCGCCCTGCTTGCAGAGGACGCAACAGTGGCAGGTCTGGCAGATTGGGTTATCGGGGTCATACTCAAAAGCGCCATCTTCCTGCCGGGCAATCGCACGGGCCACGGCTGCCATGCCGTCTCCCGCGAAAACAAGGCTTTCAATCATCGGCGTCCTCCTGGTTGGGTTGCCCCGCCAGCTTGCGCAGGCGTCGCACTTCGGCGCGAAGGCGGGCGATCTCGGTCTGCTGCGTTTTGAATCTCTCTTCGAGGCCACGGTAAGCAGCTCGCGCGGCCTCGAGCTGGACACTCGGGTTTGCGCTCACGTTGTGTTCTCCTGTGCACTGCCCCCCTCAGTGTCGAATGTACTGGGCGTACTCCCCCTCGGTGTAACGCTGGGGGTCCGCCACCAGTTCTTCTTCGTGCATTTGCTCCAGCAACTCGTCCGGCAACTCATAGTCGCTCTGGATGGCTCGAATCAGCCATCCGGCGCCGTTGGCCCGCCCGTAACGCCTGGCCCACTCGTAGTGCTGTATCTGGCGAGTCACGCACTCCTCGCCGAACTCCTGGAGCAACGACCTGGCTACCCGCTCTGGAATCTTAACGTCCACCAACCGAACTACAAGCTCGTCCTTAAAGTTCGGTTTTCGAACTCCAAGATTATCCTTTTGTTGTTGTTCTATTTCTCTTGGAGACACAACAACAACAGTATTATCTTTGGGTTCGATTTCCGAACTTTCGGTAACCGAACTATAAGAATCTTGAAGTTCGATTTCCGAACTATAAGAATCCTCCTCAAACAGCGCGGGCTGGCTAGGCCCTTTACCAAACCAGGCGTAGCCCCTGATTTGGTATCGCGATGTCCGGCGGCGACGGCGGTGTTTCTCGATCAACCCGAGGTTTCCCAGGTCTGTGATCGCGTTGCATACGGCCTCGCGCTCATAGCCTGTCTCCTCGCATATAGTGTCAATCGAGGGCTCCGCGTAGCCACCAGAGTCCATGTGCAGGGCCAGACAGATAAAAACAGACAGCTTGCTACCTTTCAACTCCCGCAGCGCGCGCTGGCGGAAAGCTACCTTAAATTTGATGTACACCTCAGTCCAGGGCAGGGGGGAGGCGCCTAAGCGATAGTCTATTCCGCTTTCCTGGACGATTGCGATTCCATCATCGTTGTCTACCATGCTGCCTCCCTCTTATCACCCACGCCCGAATCTGGATTGTCTCCCCATCTGGGCTCAGTCGCCGAAATGTGCGCTCCGGTATGTCCAGCACTACCGGCTCGCCGTTCGGATCGGGCACATAGTACCCCCGATCCGCCGACCAAGCGAACGTTCCGGCCTTGCTCAGGTAGCCCGAATCGTTCACCCTGAGCACTGCTCGCCGTCCGTTGCTGGCCACCACCAACAGCCACTTGCCACATAGCTCATCCCACCGCTCATCGTCCACCGCGCAGGCCGGGGCGTTCGCTCTGTACGGCTCCTCGGAGCGGGTCAGTCGCTCGTCGTGAGCACTGGCATCATAGTGGGTGGCCAGGCCCTCCATCGCCACGGCCAGGATCAGCAACACGCGGATCACGTTGGCACACCCACGACCCCCCGCCGAATCGCCGCCACTGCATCCGCCTGTGCCCGTACCCGCGCCGCACACGCTTCGTGATCTCGGCAGCGAAAAAGCTGCCGGTGGAACGGCTCACCCAGGACGCGGACGGTGATCACCTCGCCCCGCTCAAAGTCGGTGGCCGGCCCCTCGCGCCCGCAGATATAGCAGTGAAACACGGCATTGCTCAGATCACGAAAGCTCATTATCATGCTCTTCCATCCAGCGCTCAATCAGCTCCAGGCGCTGGTCTTCGTCACCGGCGACGTTCATCCAGGACGGTCTACCCGCCACCCTGTGCAGCCGGGGCGACATCCTGCTGGCTGATTTCCGACCAGCCAGGAAGCCTATCGCCAGCCCCAACACGAACGCTGCGACGGTCATTGCTCCGCGCCCCCGCGCCCAAGCAATTCATCCAGCACCGGCCGGCCGTGGTGGTCGGCCACATACTGGGCCAGGCGGACGGCGGTTGTCCGCAGGCCGAACCACGAGAGCTGCTGTAAATGCGAGACCACATCGCTAATGTCAATGTGGTAAGTGACGTAGCCCTCAGCGGTGGCTACTGTAGTGTAGTAGGTTTGATCCACATGATACGCCTCTTTCATCCATCGGGGCGCGGGGAAGGTCTTTTTGTTTAGCCGCGTGGCAAGAGTATGTAATTGTGCCCCGCGCCCCAATTTCCCCACCCGTCCCTTGCTTCAGCGGGGCGTTGACCTCGCCCCTTTTCATACACCTGGACGTTGGGACGGGAAGTGGGCTTTTAAGAGGGGCGGCGGGGCGCGCCCCTCTTGTCCCTACAGCTTGTCGTGTTTACCCAGGAAGGATATTCAATTGTGTTGCCCCGACTGCTGGTCTTCCCCACGTCTTGCCAGCTTGCATAGCGCCCTGCTTTTATCGCCCGATTGTCTGGGACGAACCGCTCTCCTATTGCTATGCGCCCTTCGGCCGCCTTGTGGACGCGGCAGGGTTTGAACCTGCGTCACAGCCGTGCAAGGACTGTATTTTCCCCACTTAAACTACGCGCCCATCTCTCCGCCCCGCCGTCCTGCCAGCGGATAGAGCCTGCGGGTAGGCAATTCGGCATGGGTTTCAACTATGCCCGCTTATCGCCATGCCTACAATCTGGCACGCCCTCCTGCATCATACGCCGAGACTCAGCGGCACGAACGGGGCAGATTATTGTTAAGTTGCTCGGGCCAGGAGCGGGAGACTCCTGCCCCAAGCTTAGAGTGAGTCACGGAGCGCATCCGGCGCTCCCCGCTGGACTGGTGCTCCCCGTTTGAGCTACCACGGTGGCCTCCGTGGGGCAGGTCGTGCCGGCTCATCCTGCCATACCTCCAGCCCAGCGGGCAGAGTCGGATTCGTTCACGCCCTCCGGTTTCGTTTCCTGGACGCCCTGGCCATCTTGCGCCGAACTCGCCGTTTCTTGCGCCAATTCCGGGGCTTGCGCCGACCTCCGGCGTGCTTGCTTCTCCTGTGGAAAAGGTGTTCAACAATGTTCGTTATATTCACGTCCTTGCCTCCGTTGTGCGGGGTGGGGGCTTCCGCTTGAATGATTCGCACAAGCTTTGTTGTGCGAACCCTACTCCATTCCCTCCGACCGCACCCCCACCACTCGCCCGTGCCTCACCCTCTCGATCCTGTAGCCGGTCATCGCCGGAAACTCTCTTTTGTGCACCAGGCCCAGGGATCAATCGCGCTCATCTTCTAGCAATTCCTCCGAAAGCTCCCCATACTTTGCCAGCCGCAGTGTGTTAGCGATTTCTGTCAACCGCCGCTGGATTTCGGCCACGGCAACCACCGCTTCCTCGCGGCGGTTCTGCCGGATCAGTGCCTTAGCTGCTGAGCACAGATCCCGGCTCTCACGGGCGACGGCGAGACAATACAGCCGCGCTGTCTCAGCGTTGCGTGGCCACCTCTGCGGTCGTGTCATCGTCTCCCCCCAGAGACTCCAGATAGTCGGCCAGGCGACGGCGGGCCAGCGCCACGTTAATCAGGCTGCGCACCACAATGGGTGTACCGGCGACACAGAACGCGCCGCAAATCCGTAACCAGTCTCCCTCCGCAAACAGGGCACGCAGGCCAATGAGCACGTAGCCCACCCCAACGACGACCATCAGCCACGTCAGGTCATCGTACACGTCCTGGAACTCCCGCCGTGCATATTCCAGGCCCAGAGCGTAAAAGATTGAAGCTACAAACAGCGCGATGTAGACCGTGGTTGTGCTCATGGCGTCCCCTATAAAATCCCGTGAAAGACCCTGCCCCATCCCCTACCAGACAAATCTCGAAAAGCATGGTATTCTATTGTGGTTGTTAAATCCCCAGTCGCCTCCCCGCTTAGGTGGGGAATCCCCGCAAGCGGGGAGCGGCTGGGGTCCATCACAGTGAGTCCTCTCTGTGCAAACCGCACAGAGGATGGATCACAGCCTTGACCTCTGGGGGGGGTGAGGCAATTTATGACAGGCGCTCGGCTTGCGCAACAGGTCGGGCGCTTTTCTTTTTATGGTACACTGATTGCACTTAACCGCTTTGCTATTTGACGAAAGGAAGGTGTAAACATGGAACTGCAAGACGCGCTTCGGCAATTCATCCTGGACAAGAGGGCGGCCAATCTCAGCCCCGATACCATTGGCTGGTATCGGCGGATGCTGTCCCGGCTACTCCGGTTCCTGGCCGAGCAGGGCGTCTCCGAGGTCTCGGAGGTGGCCATCACCCACCTCCGGGCCTTCGTTGTGAGCCTGCAAACGGCCGGCCTCGGCCCCCACAGCGTCCACACCTACGCGGGCGCCCTGCGCATCTTCTTCAACTGGCTGGTAGCTGAGGAGGTGATCGGAAGTAGTCCTGCCGCGCGGCTCAAATCCCCTCACCTGCCGGATTGCCCGCCCAAAGCCATTACCCCGGACGATCTGCGGCGGCTACTGGAGACTGCCAAGCCGGACGCCCGTGATTACGCCATTGTCTGCTTTCTGGCGGACACGGCGTGCCGCGTCGGTGGCCTGGTGCGCCTGCGCCTCACCGACCTGGACTTGGGGAACGGTCGTGCCCTGGTGCGTGAAAAGGGGCACGGTGGCGGGAAAGTCCGCACCGTGTATTTCAACGGCCGCACCCGCGCTGCGCTAACGAGGTGGCTGAAAGTGCGACCGGGGAGCGACGACGACGCCGTCTTTCTCAGCAAGAAGAGCGGTAGGGCTTTGACTACCAGGGGTGTGTGGCAGGCACTCAAGCGCCTGGCGAAACGGGCCGGGGTTAAGGGCCGTTTCAATCCTCACGCCTTCCGCCACGGGTGGGCGCGGGAGGCGCTGAGGAACGGGGCAAGCCTGGCCGATGTATCACAGGTGCTCGGCCATAGCAGCATCGCGGTCACGGCCCGCTTTTACACCCGCTGGGCTGATCGGGAGTTACAGAAACGCCACGGCCAGTTCTCGCCGTTGGCGGATCCCGATAGCGATTGAGAACATGGCTTTCACCCACGTAATCATGCCCATGCACATCCGCACCGATTGACCTATAGGTTGGAAATGTGCTCTACTAAATAAGGTGGGTCTCCGCTTCTCACCGAGAAGCGGTGTCCATAGCTCTTTTCCCGCTCATCACTTGGCAGGTGGGGGAGCGGGGGAGGGGCAGAAGGAACAAGCGCCTAGTCCCTGTACACACAGGGCTGGGCGCTTGGTATTTTCTAGTTAGGTCGGTGGGGCCGCTCGTAGGTAGGATCGTATTTGAAAAGCTCTTCCACGCCTACCTCAAGCGTTTTGCACAGCTTGTCGAGCGTCTCGAAGGCGATACTCCCTGTCCGGTCATGATAGATCTCGTAGACAGTGGGATAAGAAAGACCCGAACGCCTTGCAAGCTCTGCAATACTCATTCGCTCGCGCCCCATAACCTCGGAGACACGGTTCACAATCCCCAATGGCATGGCCCCTCCTTTCTTTGGATTATGTGATTAGTGCCCTTTTCCTGCGCCTTTTATTATACACTATCTGTACCTGCTTGTCAATAGCTACAACCTTAAAATTTTCATCTAGGCCTTGACAAACTCATTGATCTGTGGTATCATTAAGGTGTGGGATAGAGAGTATAGCCCGTAGCATGAAAACGAAAGGAGCACCCCCAATGACCGACAAAAGCAAAAACATCGTCCGCATCGCCACTACCCCCAGTCACGATTCCGAGCGCCTGGTTGTCCGCGAGCACAGCGACGGGCACGCCCTGGTCACATTCTGGACGCCGATAGTCGTGGACTTCGCCAGCTTCGATGCCGCGCTGGAGTGGGCGCGAGACCACATTGAGGCGCGGGGCTATCCCGACATGGAGATAACCGTCCGCGAACACGAATACATTTCATATTGCGCACGTGCGGATGGCAGGTGAGCAATCATGGCACACGCTAAGGCAATGCTCGAGACAAGGAGCTAGTTAGCTATGACCCCCATCACCCTACCCACAGCGCAAGGACACATCACCATCCGCTCAGGCCGCAAGGTCGAGCTCCCCAGCGGTCGCACCATGACCCTCAAGCGCTTTCGATCCAGCGTCTATTTCGTGGTGCGCTGGCCCGACAGCCCTGGCGCTCAGCAGGCCCTGGCCGAACTCGGCCTTGCCCTGGCCGATGTACAGGCCCTGGCCAGCGCCACCGATGAGGACGTGGTGCTCCGTCAGGTGTTGGCCCCAGCGCGTGAGCGGGTACGCTGTGCCCGCTGCGGGCGGGTGCTGTGGGATGCAAAGAGCATCCGGTTGGGGATGGGGCCGGAGTGCCGGAAGAAGTAGGGGCGAAAGGACTATCACGATGGATCGAAAGAATATCTCACGCTGTCGCCGGTCGGTGTACCACGAACCCACCGATGCGCGGGTCACACTGTGCAACGGCGCACCGGAGGAGGCTGTGTGTTGCGGCGGCTCCTGGCAACCGTGGCGGATCAAGGCGCTGGGGCGGGACTACCCCGCGCCGGCCGGTTGGCGGTGGCAGGGGGCGGGCAGCATCGCCTACCTGGTACGGGACGCTACTTTTAGGAGGGAGCGATGTTCAACTCAACGCTAGTCCGGGATTACGTCTGCGCTCGCCCCGGCTGCCACGCGCCCCTGATCGAGGTCTGGGATCAGGAAAGGCAACGGCACGTGGTGGTCTGCTCGGCCAACCGCGAACATCGCGGGTTTTGGCTCAAGACCACGCTGGCCTATCGAGAGGCCAGCGAGCGGGCCGAATACAATCTACTGGCCGAGGCGTTTCCGGTGCTGGCCAGGGCCGAACACCCTCCGCTCCAGGAGTCGGCCAGGAAGAGCATCGCTGATTTGTTTGGAGATTGACTAATCGAGGAAAGGAGATTACAATGCCTATCAAGGGACTTACCGACACCGGCACACGCCGGTTCAATGAGATTGGGGTCATCCGCAAGGGTGGGCCCAAAGGCGCGAATCGCCCCGGAAAAGACCTGTCCTACTTCCGTGTCGTTTTCTATGAGGGCGAAGAGGAGGCGGCTCGCCGTTTTCAGGAGGTCTATGGCGACCGGCCGCGAGAGATCAATGTGTGGTTGCCATTCGACACAGTGCCCGAAGTGTGGGACGCCTGGAACGAGGCGTACACCGCCGGGGCGTTGGTGCATCGCTGCAACGGCGAGTGGGTAGACTATGCCCGCGATCCACAGACGGGCGAGGTACTGGTGCGTTTTGGGCGTGACCTCAAGACGGGGCTGCCCGTGCCCTGCACCGGCGAGCCCGTCTATTTCTACACCAACAAAAAAGGCGAGCAGGTAGGCGTGCACTGCGCACCGCGCGGCCGGCTGCGAGTGATCATCCCAGAGTTGCAGCGGATAGCCTACCTGACCGTAAAGACGGGCAGCTACAACGATGTCCGCAACCTCTCCGAGCAACTGAACGGCTTTGAGGATCTAACCAATTATCATCTGCGCAGCGTACCGTTTCGGCTGTGCCGCCAGAAGAAGATGGTGCCCACCCCGGGACCCAACGGTAAGACCGTCCGCCGCCCCAAGTGGTTGCTGGCCCTGGAGGTACACCCCGACTGGGCAGCGGCCAAAGTGCGCGCCTTCCAGGTGGCCGTGCCAGCGGCGCTACCGGCAACAACGGAAGCAGAGCCGGAGGGGAACGGCGAGCCGGACGGGTGGGATGAGGATGTTCACGCTGGCGATGAGGAGAACGGGGTTGTTGAGGCGAGCATCGTTGAGGAATCGCCACCCCCCGAAGTGCCCGAAGGGGAACTGGAGGCTTTCGTCCGTGAGCTTCGTGAGGCCCTGGCCGAACACCCGCGCAACGGCGACCCCGCCCCGGCGGGCACGCGCCGCAGCGTCAAGGTGGCCCTGGAGAGAGTCGTTGGTGAGGGCAACGCGCCCGCCCTCCTCCGCGCAGCCTACGGCTGTGAGTGGGAGGAACTCACCCTGGGGATGGCCGCCATTCTGGCCAACGCAGCGGCGGGCCGGAACGGGAAGTTCGCATGGAAGAAAATGCGCTGGAGAAAGTTGGCGCAGGCGCTGATCGCGCAGGAGGAGGGGTGATATGCCTACTCAAACCTGGATTTGCCCTCGCTGTGGTCAGGAGAACACCGACAATTGGCCGCTGAAAATGAGGGACGGCCAGATCGCAGACGGTGGCTGCCGGGACTGCTGGGAGAAGCAATGCGCTAAGACTTGGTGGGAGCACTGGGGGCCTCGCTTGGGGAATGTGACAATTGCGATGGATCGGGCGGCAAGCGCAATCGCCACCTTACCGCCCGACCAGTGGGCCGGCTGGGTGATCTATCTGTTGGAGACCCTGGACGACCGGGCTGGGGAAGACGAGTTTCGCGCCGTCCTGGAGGGACTGCGGGGTGACATCACCACGCGGCTAGAGGAGGGGAGGTGGTAAGGGCTTGACAAACTTGACAAATATACGATTATCATATATAATATAGATAGTTGATTCAATCAAACCGCAGGGGGCAAAAATGGAACAAGCGACAGAAAAACAACACAAAACAATAATCGCTACTGGGAGGAGCACAATGTCCAAGCAAACCAGCGTTCAGATTACAGAAGGAACTCAGCGTCAAGTGGAGTTCCTTAAATCGTGCGGGTTTGGCGGTTTTACCGACATTTGTCGGATTGCAATTGATAGAATGTACAAGGAGGAAATAGCTATGCTGAGAAAACGCCTGCCCAAAATAGAAATCGTACGGACTGAGATTGTGCCCGTAGAGGTGGCAATCAAAACGGCAGCTGGAACTATCAATCAGGCTTATAGTCTGCGTGTTACATTGCGATATGCTGACAAAACAGTAACGGTAGATACTGTAAACGCGCTGGTCACTGAGCGCCAATCGGAGGATTGGTGCGTTCACCAGTGTGAAAAATTGAGAGATGCTCTCATGTCCCAACCTGATTTTACTCCCGGCGAACTCATTCGCGCTGTTGGGAGCTGGGGG